GAACGGTTTCAATCTGTGCTAATAATTGTTCAACTTCACTTACGTTTTGAACAATGCCAGTTTGATAATTAGGGTCTCCTATGTATTTTATATAAAAATCCATTTATATATGTATTCTACTTTTTATGAGTGAAACATCCAGTCCACTCCTTCGTCTCCCTTTATCTCCTCAATAATTGACTCTAATTCGGTGTCTCCCATGTCTTTTATTGCGTCGTAGTCGAATTCCACATTACCAGGTAATGCAAACTTAAAAATACCAAGCTTAGCGCCTAGTGATTGCTTAATCTTAGCAGAACAATATCTAAAAAAGATTTCGTCGTCAAATAGTGCACAATCCGGAATCGTTTCGTACACATCAAGTATTAGATCTCCCTTCGGAGTATCTCCCATAATCTTTAATTCTCCAGTCAGTCTAGAGTATTGAAAAGAAATAGGGTTTTCTAAAATCTGTCTAGCCATATCTGCTAAAGACTGATTTAATACATAATATTCTAATTCAGCTGCAGACTCTGCTGCTCCAGAGCCATCGTACATACCTCTAAATAACATCTTCTCGATAGCGAAATCTCCACCACCCTGGAATCTTACATCTAATCCACCACCGGTTGAGTTCCAACCAGATGCTATATCATGTACTCCAAATACTGAAAATACAGAACCAGATCCATCTACACTTGCTCCAGGTAAATTTAATGTTCTATTAGTTTTAAAGTATTGGCTACTAAATACCGAGTGTGGTACATGATAATAGTTTTCTAAAACAGAATCTTCATAGTTTTTATAGAACCATTTCTTAGCTCTTTTAACTATATTAATAATTTCTCTTTGTGGTAAATTCACTGGCACCATACACGCCCCTGTTAGTTCATCACCTAACTCTTGTAAAAAGGCATTTAAGCAACTATCACCAAAGGATCTCCCGGTGTTTAAATTACTATCATTACCACTTCTAATTTCACTCATTTTATGATTTTATTTTTTTACTTACCACAACTTCAGTTTCATCTGAAAATCTAGCATTAGGTCCAACTCCGCCTTCTCTAAATATGCCGCCTTCCATTCTACCTTTAAAAATACCATCTCGTCCAAAAACAAAACAGTTTTTTACTGTTACGCTGCCGTGTACAAAACAAGATTCTACTTTAGAATCCATGATTTCACACCCTTTATATATTTGTGATCTTAATATTTGTGCTCCGTTTACTTGACCACCGTATATTTCACTATTTTCTATATTACCTGATAGCTCACAATCAATAAATTCAAAACCGTCTAGCAAATATGCTACTTTAAATTTACCATCTTTAACTTGGACTGTTGAATAGTCTGAGTCGTAATTAATTATACCTTCTTCCATTGTACCATTTGATAGCAAATCTAATACTTTATGTTTAAATCTATCCCATTGTACGTTAATTACCGTAGGATCTGATTGTAAATCTACTAATATATCTATCTTAGGCCAATATTTATTTACGGCGGTATAATCTCTTAACATTGCCATTAGAGGTTCATTCTTTCTTAAAATACGTTGTAACTCGATTTTATTAGCAGAATTAAACCTTGGATCTCTACAAGACCTCCAAATTGCTAAGATAAATCTATCCGCTAGAGTTAAAATATCTTCTTGTCTCTTCTCATAATCTTTACCGCCAATATATCTAAATTCTAAATAATTACTTTGAGCTTTTTCAAAGTTAATACCATAATATTTAGTATTAGCAAAAGTAAAGTTGTCCTTATTAATTAAATCAGCATTATAGTAAAACGCTTCATGTTTAGGCATAATCCATTTAATAGACTTCGCATAAGTAGAATCTTCTCTATTTGGAAAATACTTATACACACGATCTTCGTCAAACTCAAGTATGAATTTCAACACATCCATGTGCTGGATCATATTTGGTTCTTCTAAATAATCCGGATTGAATGACATATTAAGGTGGATCGATGCTCGATCAGATGTGTAACCGTTTTCACGAATCCATCCTAACATTTTAACAATAACTAACCTAGCATTTCTATAAGGCATAGGACCAGTTACTAATTCAATTAGCCCAGCACCACCAGACATATCTGGTTCCATCTTGAACACATCTGCTGACGGTACAAAATCTGAATGAGCCTTTTCTTCTAGTTGAATCTTTCTATCTAAAAGTTCAGATAAAGACTTTTGAGTCTTTTTTAATTCTAGATTAGAATAGAACTCAAATTCTATGCCCATTTGGCTGGCAGCTAGTACCTCGTGCCTTGTTGAATTGCTTTTTAACTTTTGCATTAATTAAGAGTATGATATTACTTTTCAATATATATCAAACTCTGTGGCAATAGTTATTGGGGTAGTTTAAGAAATACCTTCATTGAGTCCTCGTCGATCCTAGTAATTTGTACTTCGATCTCATCTCCAACTCTGTAGGTATCTAATATATCACCTGGCAACTCACTAACATGTAGCAATCCTGTTACACCATCTTCGATGTTTACAAAGACTCCATATTCTTTTTTAGTCTTAATTTTAGCCTTAACAACTGATGGTATTTGATACCTTGTAGAAATATTAATCCAAGGGTTAACTGTTGTAGTTTCCTTTTGAGTTAATGTAATCTTGCTGTTAGTGATAATATCTTTTACAAAGAAGTTGATTGGCTCTCCTGGCTTAATTTCCCTAGCTTTGAATTTAGCTGAAGTTTCTTCATCAAGTTCATTTGTATGAATCATACCTGTTAAACACTTATTAAATTCAACAAATACTCCGTATTTTGCAGTACCTGTTACTAAACCTGATTTAGGCTCATCAAGTGTTTGTTTTAAATCATTAATAGAGCTTGGTATTAGAGCTTGTAAATATTTTCTATGTGAAACCACTAAAGTACCTCGATCTGGTGAGAAGCTTACTGGTACAACATATAATTCTTCTCCAACGATAGAACTAAAGTCTGATAATTTATTAATACCTGCAAGCGATCCTGGCATAAAGCAATCTACGCCTTGTACTTTTACAATATAACCACCATTCTCAATCATATTATTCACTGTACCGATCCAGGCAGTATTGCCCTCGTTGATCGCAGCTCTAAGATCCATGAATGTTTTATGTTTTACACCACCAGTAATAGTTCCAGTTAATGTACCTTTAGTTTCTGTAATTAAAACTGCAGTTTCCGCTCCAGGTAAAAGTTGTCTAACTTCCTCTGATTCTTTATTAGCCTTAACATAAACTAATTCTCTATAGTTAATGTCTATTGTAATCCATTCTTCAGTCACACCATGTATTGTACCTTCATGAATTTCACCTGCAAATAACTGAGGCTTGATGTCCATGCTAGCACCTTTCATAATATCGTACAATTCTTGAGCATAAGGCTCGCGAGAGAATACTTGATCTCCGTCTTGTGTCTTAATATGTGGATTTGCTGTTCGGGTTGCTGTTACACAGGTTGCTTCGTAAGCTTCCCATTTGAATTCCCCTGATTCATCATAAAATTCTGAAAAATCATTACCATCATCTTCTTTCTTTTCGGTAACTTCTTGGGTTGGAGTTTGAACTGTTTCTTTTACTAGTTCTACGGTTGTTGCCTCTTGGGCTGAAGTGTTTATTCTTCGTCTTTTTTTGTCTGACATTTATTTTTTATTTAAAAGGTATTAACATATTATATATCTACTCACCCACACGTTTTATCCATGTTGTTTTTTCTTAATTTGCAGGGTTTCATATAAGTTATTTATCTAGCTCAAAAAGAGTTGGCTTTTCTTACAAAATAAGTACCAAATAATTTTTTTATGTCAATTATTTTTCGTATATTAGTACTGTAATTAAAACTAAATAATATATGAGTAAATTTAATGTAAACGAAGTAAGATGTAATGGAGTAGGTGGTCATGGTTACCAGGCTGTTCTTAAGCATAAAGATGCAATCTTAGAAATCTGCCAAGATGTTAGAGATCTTATAGGTATTGAAAAACTATGGGAACTAGCAACTGCAGAACCTAATGTTGATTATCATCAAGGAACAAGATTTAATTCTGTAGAAGATAATGCTTATAGGCTTATCACTGGAATTGCAAAACATACTGCAGAGTACATACCAAACAGTGAGTTAATTGAGATGCATGTAGGAGCCATTCTACCGATGTTAACTATGGAAGAAAAGGTAATACTTGTTGCTGATGCTTGTAGGGACTGTGCGTCCGCAGACCATTGGTACACCTTCGAAAAAGACTGGGGTTAAAATACTACTGGTACAAAACCAACCATCGGCACTGGTCCGACTGGTGTTGGAATACCACCAAGATACAAGAGTTTAAATTCAAGTAGATGCAGGGCATAAGCTCCTGCAACTGCTGTGGATGTTGCAAATGCTGGCGGTTGAGTCATAGGTACTTTATTAAAGACTTTACCGGTATTCCATGCCTTTCTTAAATTGTTAGCAAGTCTATTTGCACTTCCGTAATAGATCGGAATATAAAGACCACCTAGAGGTGCATTAAGCATTGCAGGTAGAGCTGCTGGCATTGGACCGAATGGTTTAACAATACAAGCATACCAATAAGCTATTGTTACTTTTGCCATCATTTCATACGGATCTCCACTAAAAGATTTACCACCAGGCGTAGTGCCACTTGGTTCAAATGGGTGATCGACTGCTGTCGCATCTTCTTCACATGCCGCCGCTGCCTCTTTAGCACATTTAGCTTTATGATATTCAAATTTAAATAGAGTACCTTCTGGCTTAGGATCAATTTCAAAAAATGCTGCTTGCGCGTCTGGCTTTTGAGCAGCCGCAGCTAGTTTATTTGCAGGCACTTTTCTCCAGTGATTTTTCCACTCACCGTTTTCATATTTTGATTTTACCCAACTCTTAGTCTTAGTAAATTTTGGTGCATTAGTTAATACTCCTAAATATGCAGTAAAATTACCGGTTCTTTTTCCAGGGTACCAACTAAAAGTAGCCACTACATTAGAGGTTAAAACTTTAGGTCTTTGGCTTGGATTCTCCGGTGGCGCATGTTCAAAATCATAAGGCACTTGAATCTTATATTCATTTAACGGACATTCTAATTCATACGGTAAAGTAATCGGTCCAGTTGCATTTCTTCTAACTCGTCTCTTTAATAACACTGTATTAAAGTATGGTAGATCATCTTCTTCGTCATCTGGATGTACTGCTAAAATAGCCTCAGTAACCAGTGTACTTACATTATCTGCAAGATCTTTCCAATTATATCCGGCAGCATTAATGTCTGCTCTAGCTGTACTATTAATATTAGGATATGAATCACCGCCCCATGTATAATTTTCTGTACCAAGACATGCTGCCCAAAGATAGAATTCCCACTTAGTAGTTCTATTTGTAATTCTTTCAAACTGTTGTAAAAGCCTAGACGCAAATATCTTTTCTAGATCTGATTGAGACTCTCCGCCTAAAAGACATGGGAATTGAAAGAACTTAAATTTATATAAATTATATTCTGTTTTCCTAGAATCAACAAACTTATTAAATGCTAAATCATTCTTCTTCCTCATTTCTGCTAACGCCTCTTCATCTGGCGGCGCATCAACATCTGGACAAAATTCAGCATAAGCTGGATGAGACTCTTTACCCATCTGAGTTAGATTACCATCTTCATCATATTGGTCCATTAGAGGTATGTCTCCCTCTCTTAATAATCGTTCGAATGCAATACCATAACCCTCTTTTAAAATTAATTCAGCCAACCCATTATTTTCATGAAACGCACCAAATGGTGTTTGAGCTTTTGGAGCACCTTTTACTGCATCAATATAATGTTGAGCAACTGCTTTACCAAAATCATAACGCCCACTTAGTGGTGCAAGATTAATAGCATTTACCATTGCCGCTGGATTCGTAGTTAATTGAGCGTTAATAGGATTGCCAGGTGCAATAGATTTTACTAAATCACCGGTAGGGGGAAATATAGGCACTTGATCAGTTCCAACCTTTGGTAGTGGATATGAAACTATCGCTCCACCTGGCTTGGTAAACTGCTGACTCATTATTGTATTAGCCAGATCAGGAATAAATTTGGGCCACAGTGCAGGCATAGTTACTTATTCTTTTGTTGATACTTAATATGTGTGCTAGATAATTTTGCAACAGTTGACGGTGTTGGCGGCATTGGTGGACCTGATGGCCCAACTCCTGTTGGATGAATATGTGCATTGTAATCATCTAATAAGGCTTGTAACCAATCTTGTAAAGATTGTCCTCTTACCGCTGGCTCAGTTTCATCTGCTCCACCCTCTCCTGTATTAGATACAAATATATCACCACAATCCATAAAGATCTTGTTATCAGTTGAGATCTTAATAATACCTTCTTCGTCTAATTGAATGATAGGTCTCTCTTTTTTGCCCTCGCCTCTTGTAATAACCAGACCATCTTCTGGTGAGTGATAAATTCTTACATTTCTTTCTGCATCATATACTAATGAAATAACATCATGTGGTGCATCGGATGCTTCTAAAATGTCTCCCTTTAAGTCTTCGTTTTGATCTACTTGAAACCAGTATTCTGGGTGGTAAATATTTCCGTTATCAAATCTAACTGCAACAATATCTCCAACTCTTGGAACAGCATGTGCTCCAACTTGATCTCTATTCATAGGAGTTGCCCATGGAATAGCGTCATCTGTTAATTTATCAAATTTACCAAAAACCTTTACGCGCACTCTACCCTGTAGTAGTGGATCTTCATTGATAACTACTTCTCCGAGCCAATGTGTTTCTCGTAAATTGTCTTTAAATAATTCACCGTTATTCATGTATGTTATTGTTTAAGTTACCGTCCGGCGTTGAATCCACACCTGTGTTTGGCCCACCGTATACATTATCACCTATTGGACCTTCTTGCGTTTGAGCAATTGGGTCATGTACTTTAGCGTTTAAGTTACCATCTGGTGAACTATCGATTCCTAGCTCATGTATTCTTTCTCCTACATTACCTCCGCCAGCAAATGCGCTTGCAACGCTTCCGCCACTATTAAGCTGACCTTGAATTAAATTACCAACCGCGTTAATTAAACCACCGTTAATTGCATCTTGTATACTACCTAATCCACCGGCACCGTGTACATTATCTAATAATAATTTACCTGTTATGTTATCTACTGCCTGGTCTAATAAGTTACCTGCAAACCCACCTATTTGATTCCCATGTACATTACCAATTCCATTTGGTTGTAGGCTAAAACTATCAATTGCATTTGTTACTCCAGACACTAAACCTTGTGCAGTATCTTCAATATCATCTTTAATACTACCTAATGCATCTTTAGCTAAATCTTTAAGTCCAATCTTTTTTCTATCAGTTATAGATTCTGCTCTAGGATCGGAAGCCGCATGCACATTAGTTAATGAATCCATTGAGCTTACGTTTTGTTGAGCTTTAGGATTTACCGTATTTAATGGCATTTGATTCGGATCTGAAGCATCATTTACAGGCTCAGTTTTATTAATTCTATTTGCATCTCTATTTTGATTAAACATATTTGGACCTAACCTTGATGCTAAAGGTGTACAAGTTCCCCATTTTATTTTAAGGGTTGGTGCCTTCTTTTCTGGGTTTTTACTCATATCTGCAAAATAATCTGCAACTGAGTCCATGTTAAATTCACAATGTGTAAATCTTAATGCTACGAATGGCCTAGAATCTGCAGAACCTGGCATTACTTCACCCGAATTAAAAATAGGATGTATTTCTTTTACGTTTCTAGCATCTGATCCTGTTGAGTTAATTCTAGAATCTGGATTATCTGTAATCCCTAAGTTTCTAGCATCTGTATCTTTTTGAAAAGTTCTAACTTCTGAAAAGTAAATATCCATTGAAAACTCTCTTAAGTTTTTAGGAACAACTTCTACATATCTCTGTAAATCAAAACAAGAATTTCTATATAATTCCATAAGGCCAATTGCAGTTAATTCTACATTTTCCTCTAGGCATTCAATTTCTAATTCTGGTTTTTCAGAACCTCTCCATGGTTCTAACATTTCACCATAAGTCATTGCTTTTTCAATACCCTTTAACCCTTGCCAAAACCAAGGCATTTCTCTATTGACTTTTAATAAAACTCTATTAAATGTTCTTAAATTCTCTGCATATATGTCACCTAAATCTGTTCTAACAACATTAGTTAAATAGTTAAGTGCTTCACCATTAAGCAGGGGAGAATGCGCGATGGATGAAGTATCATTCGCGTGAAATAGAATCATGAAAGACAAGTACGTAGGATCCTCATGAACCGTACGAGTTCTTGCTCCTTTTCTAAATGCGTTTCTACCGTTATCTCTTTCAGCCATAGTTTATTTATCTAGCTTTTATTTTATTCTGATTCTGCTAAATTAGCAGATCTACTTGGCCACTCTCTTCTAATTAGAGTTAGCTCTGTAGTAATTGCCGATTCAGCATCGTATCTATAATTAATATTTTCTACTATATAATATCCAGACATAAATTTATCCATCATTTGAGTAAAATCATTTGGATCTCCTTCAGGCTTACCAGCTTTAAGAGGTCTTTCTGTTAATCCAGCCTCTTCTCTCTTTTGATCTGCCTTTTGTTCAGCTTCTATTCTTACGCCATCATAATGATACATTACCACAGGTATTTTACAAAACTTATAGATTGATGGGTTAAAGCCAACTACGCTAACTATTAACTTCATCTTCTCTGTTTCCATATTATTTTGAGCATCATGTAGTTTAGTAAATATCGCATTTGAATGTGTATTACCTAATCCATCATCTCCAGCGTTTTGCCTACCCATATATTTAAACTTAACCTGATCTTTATAGCGCTCATCTTTTCTATTACCTCTTAATGGCTCATCAAGTTCAGATAATTCTTCCGTTACTAAAGGCTCAATTGTAAACTCTTGAAATCTATCTCCAGAATCAGAATTATTATCATAAATCTGAGCCGTTCTTGAATACCCTGCTTCGAGGCTGACTTTATTTGAGTTGTTTATCAATTCATGTTCTATAATGTGACACGATAGCCCTGATAAGTCCTTATGGTTAGTTAATAACAAAGGCACTTCTACATTATCAGAATCTGTATTATCTTCTGTTCCAGCTCTTTTACCTTCAGATTCTGCAAATCCAGTTAAAACCGTCATAACTTCATCTAATTTTGGACTAGGAGAATTAAAGATCTTATTAATATCTACAAAATTAACGTAATAATATTGATCTATATAGAACTTTACAAATGCATCATCTGAGACATACGAGTCGTCAACTATCGATGTAATAAAATCAAAATATGTAGTGTACGCTTGTATTCTAGCTTGAGCATCGTCCGTTGAGTCAATATTAGTTGCAAGACCTAGTTCTAACTCTCTTGCTACAGTTTCTAAATGATTTAGCGCTGTATCAGAATCTAATAATTGACAATCTTCAGCATAAAGCCTTGGTATTTTACATACACCTATTAATGATATTTCACCACCACCGGGTGAATTAGGATTTTCTGGTTCACTACTAGTCTCTATAATATCAAAATCCATGTGGACAGATTTAAAAGTCTCTTGGTGTTTTGAGTTTAAAAGAATTGTAAAGAAGTCACCATCTCTAGGCATTGAATCTACTTTAAATGCACCATGTGTATCTCTAAACACCACAGTACAACTAGGTACTTTACCATCTAATTCTAGATTTAATGATTCTATTTCGTTTGAAGTTACCTGTACACCATTACATAGAATAAAAGGCTCAAACCCACCAATTTCTTTTGATTGCTTATCAGTATTTTCACCGTCGTCTTCAGCGAGGGCGTCCATCTTAATTTCTGTTGGGAGTATTGCCGGTTCTACAACCGCTAAAATGTGATTCTCTAATTCCATTCTTCAGTATTAATTACAAGGAGCTCCATCATTAGCAATGCCATCAGCATTATTACTACCCTGAGGAGATGTGCTCGAATTACTATTTGTTCCAGTCGAAGTTGCATTATTTCCACTACCACTTCCGCTTCCATTTCCATTTCCACTTCCGCTTCCATTTCCAGCACCTGTTCCAGATGAGTTTGTTACACCACCTCTACCGACACCGTTATTTAGATTATTTTCTAATTGATTTGCAGTTAAATCACCCTTTCCATTTCCGCTTCCATTTCCATTTCCGTTTCCGCTTCCATTTCCAGCACCAGAGCCTCCAGTACCTTGAGCTGCTAAAACAGCATTTCTTGCATCTTGTCCTAAGTCATTAAATATCGCATCGACTACTGCATCATTACCACCTGAGCCATTTCCAGCACCAGAACTAAATCCACCATTTGGATTACTTGAAGCATTAACTTCTCCGTTTTGTGCTTGGGCTCCAAAAATAATATTACCATTTTTATCAAACTTATAGTTTTTCTGACCTAATGGAATAACATTAGGAGGTAATAAAACATCTTTATTATATTTCTTCTTTAAAGCATCTAACCTTCTTTGATCTTTCTTAGTAAACCTCTTACTCTGTAAAAACTGATTCTTAATCTTGTTTTCTTCAGTAGTAGTCGGTCTCTCTAATTTAGTAAAAGCAACTCCAGATGGCGGAATAATTAATTCATCACCTGGCTGTAAGCCAAAAGGATCTGAAACACCATTCCATTTTAGAATTAAATCAGTTTTAGTTTGATCGCCATAATATTCTAAAGCAATTAGATCAGGTCTCGTAACCTCATCTTCTCTAACAATATGTAAACGTAAACCACTAGTAATTCGCTCTTTATTTCTAAAGACCATAGTTGGTTGTGCAAAAACATATTTGCCGTCGCCCTTTGTTTTATTTTTTAAAGATTTAAAATTCATATTATCCTGCTGACATGTCAGAGTTACGTAACGCTCTATCTGGCGTTAACCTGCTTCTGTCTTTATTTCCGTATGCCGACATATCTAATACATCGTCTAATGATTTACCTTCAACTTCTGGTTGTAAGTATATTCTACCTCTACCTGCGTTAAACATAGATTCGATTTCCGCTTTATCTCTTGGTCTACCAGGTTTTAAAGATACTTCCATTTTTAATTTACTAGGAAAACCTTCATAACCTAAAGGACCTTCAAAGTTAAATCTAGCAGTTTCTAAACATAGGTTACCACAAACCATAATCGGATTCATAGGATTACCTACTGTTAAGTGCCACTGTCCTGTTGGATCCCCTGTTAAGAATGCTTTAATAATATCACCACCAGAAGGAGAACCTAAATGTTTCATTAAGGCTCCACCAATCATGTTATCTAAAATCTTAGAATCACCTAAGGCATTAAGTCCTTTACCATTCATTAATCCAGATGCAGCTTTACCTAAATCATCAAATCCAGCACCTAGTGTAGATTTTAATTGAGTAACTACCGATCCTAAATAACCAGAATAATCACCAGACTTTAATTTATCAAAGTCACCAAAAGGTTTACCAGTAGAACCATTACCACCAGTGTGTCTAACAGCACCACCCCAGAAATCACCATTGTTATATGTTATTGCTAAAAGATTTGAAATCACATCCATAAAGACTACCTTCGGTGATGTATTATCAAAACCCCTTAGGTCATAGTAAAAGTTAAGTTTAAATTCATTATCAAATTTAAGACCTTTATCATCTCTAGCTAATACACTTTTAATAGCATTGTAAGGTCCATATACCATATTTGGATATGTACTTCCTAAAGCATCATGCTGACCTGTACTATTAATACGATCAGATTCTGCAGCAGTATATCCATTAGCACCAGCCTCTGTAGCTTTTGCAATAGGACTACCGTCAATTAAAGCACCAATTGTACCTCTTCTCTTTTCTGTACTACCACCAGATGCAGTTTGTACAGACGATTGAATTTCTTCCCATCCAAATCCAGTACCGAATGAAAGTATGTCTCCTAAGTTATTTCCTAATGCCGGTGACAACCAAGTAATTGCTCTAGCTAAATCTGGTTCTGAAATATCTAATTCAGTTCCATCCTCATCATAAGTTCTAGCATTTACAATATCATCTCCAACTGGGAATGAAAACCTTCTTAAAGTAACTAAGTATTCATTTGATATTTGGCCGTAATGTTCTGTTTGTATAAAATCTCTATATGCATAAGAAAAACCTACGCCACCATTCTCTTCACAGTGAGTAACAATTCTATGTGCTGTTGGATTAAGAATTTCAGCAGCCGAAGTTCCACTACCTACAACAGCAGTTCCCCATTGAGAATAATCAGGATCTCCATAAGTAGTACCTCCAGCATAATTTCTATAATTTAATAAAGTCCATGAATTAGTTTTAGATCTAACAGTATTTACACCTTCAATAGTTTTTTCTGGATCTTTTATTTCATAAGCCCTAGAAACCATATTAGTATTACCATATAAACCAGCAAAATTTTCATCACCAGTAGGTCCAATGCTTCCCATACCTCCCGTTGAAATTTCAGGCTCAGTGTTAGTTGTGCCCATTGGTGTTGGTTCAACTGCAGGCTCAGACTCTTCACCTAGTGGCGCATTATCTGCAGCATCTTGAGCTTCAGCATTAGAAGTCGGCGGAGTATATGGAGTGCCGTCAGCATTTAGCTGAGTATTGCTAACTACTTTATCACCAGTATCATCATCTTCATAAAGATATTTAGGTGGAGCTGTCTGTGTAACTCCTAATGAACTTAAAGGCATATAAAAATCTATTTGTTTTTTATATATATCTGACTACATATCAGGATAATATATTTAAACCCACTCTCCGCGGTCTAATTCATTGTGATCTGGTCGATATAGTACTTTATCTATCCAATCATCGTCTTCAGGGTATCTATCTCCTAAAAACTTTTGTAAAGCTTTTACATATTCACCTTTACTATGAAAATTATATTGACCATTATATACAGATCTGTTTGTGAGCTCATATAGCTCTTTTAGAGTGGTTTCAGTTTGAAAGTCTTGTATCTTATCAAATAGCCTGTCTTGTTCAACCTTGGTCTTTACACAGAATACTGAATCAACTGTGACAAGATACTGTTTCCATTTATCACCATTAAAGACTCTATCTTCTAGAACTTTAACAGTTTTATATTCTTGTCTCTTTAAGTTAATCCTAGTTTCTTTACCTTCAAAATCTCTTATGAATCTACCACCAAATAAGTATGACTTTAAAAAGACTATATTATCATAGAACTTTTTTATACGAAGTTGGTACCTAGGGTTCACATCGTCAAATTTAACGTCGTAAATTAGGGCTCTTACCGGAATTAGTACATTTGGGTTTTGTGTAGTTGATAATAAAGCATGTACATATTCACCTTTAGTAAATACTTTATGCTTAATCATGGTCTATAAATCTAACATTATCAAACTTACTGAGGACTCCCCTTTTAGGGTAATCACATCTGTTGATAATAACTAGATCTATATCGAATGGTTCACCAGTCAAATCACTAATAAAATCTTTAAAATTTAAGATAGCAGGACTATCTAAGTTTTTAAACATATAAAGTAACTTAGCGTTTTCATTCTCTTTCTCTACATTATCATTAATCAATTTCTTAATCAACTTTCTAATATAAAGAGAGACGATAACATCTGATGGCTCCTCACTATAAGGGTCACTCTTAACTAATCTATTCACAATATCGAAATAGGATATAGTCAAATCATAATCTCCAGACTTTGCTAATTTTTCAAACTCAGTCCTAGTTTTACACCAAACACCTTCTATTTGTAGTGTCATTTCTTTAACATAGATTTCAGCCTTTTTAATTCTTTTTCAGTAGCTGCAATCTTATTTTTAAGTTCAGTATCGTTTGGGACATACTGCGTTCCCCACTCAGTTTTAATTCGTAAACAACTAGACTCAAGCTCAGTTCCTGTTAAAAGACCTAACTCTAATACTATGTCTTTTAGAAACTTAACCTGATTTTGCTTACCAGCTATACCATCAAACTCATATACAGTTCTAGTGGTATATTCCTCACCTCCGCCGTTAACGTTATCGTCTAGTAAAAACTTTAACACACCGTTATCTGCTGGTTCTATTTGAATACTAATCATTCTGTGTCTTTATTTTTGTCTCGAAGCTCTAGAAGCTTTTGCCTCCTTATATAACGCTTTCGAAGCTTTTTTATCTGCCCTATAAGTTTCTTTATCTTTAATTGCTGTTAAAGACCAAGCCTCTTCTAGAGTATTAATTTCTTTTGCATTGAATCCTTGGCTAGCCCAAGTTTCTTTTAGTCCTTCTAGGACAGATTCTAAATACTGAGCATTTCTTTGTTCATCGCGCTCAACATTCTGTTGGTGAATCTTTCTACCGTTCTCAAGGTTTTGAGCTCTAAGTTTAGTTCTAACTTCACCCATATATGGAAGCTTGCTGACATACTTAAGTATACCCTGCTGCTTCATCATGTGACGTCTTTGTCTTCTATTAATATTCGATGCTTGGGGCTGTGCTTGAGCCTTTGGCTGCTTTGGATTTAGTTCCGGTGTTAAGTTTGCTTGTTCTGCCATTATAGTAATTTTTAATAAATTCTTCTGCTTGTGGTTTTAATTGTTCTTGTAAGTTATCTATCTGGCTCTGTACCAGTAGCAATATTTGCTCATTTAGATCTGCCTTCGTAATATCCATCTGATCTTTAAATAGATCATAAACTTCTTTTGATGGAACATTAAGTTCCAGGGGCATTGTAATAGTATTCTTAGCGCTAATCTTTTTTAGCATCTCTAACATTACATTAAGTTCTCCGTCTACTTTAGCAGTCGGTTGTGGACCATCTGGTCCTTTAGGAGCAACAGGCGTATCACTAGGCCCTTTAAAAGGTATTGCCATTGATTCTGCCATTTCTAGTGATTTAGCCTCCATAAAGAATTCTTCACCAATAATATTAGTATAACACTTTGTACCATCAGTAAACAGGGTGAAATCACCTTCTGTTTTATCAATAGTTACAATGTCACCTGCTCTTTCGGTTCTAGTCCAAACTAAAATCCTTTCTTTAGTATCAATTGTACTCATCTTATTTTTATTTGTTAGTCTCTTGACCAATGCCAGTATGTGATATAGTGCCTGGTCTATTATTATACTCACTTTCTATAAATTGTTTAATAAATTCAATACTTTCACTAGGACCTATGATTGCATCTCTCTTTTTAAATGGTAAAACCCATCGATCGTGGAAGCCTTGTTTACCATGCTCTGTTAAAAAATCTTTTAATTCTTGTTCTTCTGGTAGAAACATTTTATTAAATCCCATGTTGTTTATTTTTCTGTGTCAAAGAAGAATGTTTGAAACAATCTTCCATCATTAATATCTTTTCCAAAGTAATCTAAAGATGCGTGAAAGTGATCTCCTCTATAAATTACTAATCTGTTAAAGACGTTCGCGATCGTATCAGTTCTTTCCCACTTAGTATAATCTTGTCCGTCGTTATTTATTATATCTAAAGCATCGCGATCTGTTTCACCGTTAGCCAATTTAGGAGCTGCTATTAATCCCGTTTTTTTATGTTTAAATAAACCAGTTCCTCCAGATAGAGGAGCATCAGGAGTTAAATAACAAACACCTGCCCATTTGTTCCAGCTATCAGCATGGATCCAAGTTCTATCTCTAGCAGTAGTATATTGAAAGGCGCCAGTATATTGTTCTTGTCCTGGCTCTGGCCATATTATCTTTCCATGGAGAGTTTCCATGTGTTTATTTATGTGTTCTTTAACGCTTGGTGTTAAAAATGATTTTGTTCTTATGCCTGGATAATTTCCATCAACATCAAAGTTTGCATTTAATGCAAATTCTCTAACCTCATGAGGGTTGTTGTAAAAATCATCAATTATTATTACGCTATATGCCATTAGTTTATTGTTTTAAGTCTTTCTTCAAATGATGGTGGAAAGAATCCCTGTTTATTTATCAGGCTTCTAAAGCACGCATCCAGAATATATGTTACTGCCCAATCATCTTTAGATCTTATAGATCTTCCAGCACCTTGTTGTATTGCAATTCCTGTTTTCCAATCATACCATCCAGGGAATGTATTCATCTTCGCTTTCACTAGAGGATCGCCTAATGACGGATAGGGTACTTTAAAGAAGATCTGAAATCTAGACTTGTCATCTTTTAAATCTAATCCCTCTAGCAAAGAAGGTCCAACTAGGACCTTGCCTTCAGATCTGTTAAACAGGTCAATCGCACCACTTCTTTCTTTTGCCATGTCATAGCTTATTAGGTTAAAGCTGTGTTTTGATTTAGCATTTATTTCGTTCATGAACTGATAGGAACCGGCGTGAATAATTCCACTTTGTCCCTTGTGTTTATCTAGGATTTTGTCTAAGGTCTTTATTACATGAGGGAGATTTTTGTCGCGTTCTCTAAAAGACAATTTGTGCCTGTTAATGAAAACGATGGGGGATTTTTTGTAATCAAAATTATTACTCATTCTAATAACTCTCGCATTACCCATTGAAGTATGTTTCGCAAATGATTTAATATCACCTAATGTTGCTGACATAAAGACTTTAAAGCCACTTTTCTTTTGTAAGAATTTATCAATCATCATTGCCTCTTCCAAACATAAGAACTTTACTTCAGTTTCTTTACGATCAATAACGATAGCGTCATTTCCTAGTTCTTTAATAATGTCATGATAGTCATCAAACTTGCACCATATATCTTTAAGTCTATCCATTCGCCCAAAAAAAGTCTGCCATTCTTTAGGGATGTCTCCAGTCCGATACTGTAGTTTGCTGACCTTAAGTG